CGGTGCAGATATCCCACTAGCAGAAGTATAGGTACTTATTTCTTTAGCGTCCGTAGAACTAGCGTTAGAGTATGGAGATGATGAAACTACGCTAGTGCTTGCTTTGTACATTGGGTGGGTAGTTTGATGGGCATGGTTAAGCTGTTTGGTAGCATCTTTTGCAACTACCGTAAGAGCTGGAATGCTGACCGTTACCGTACCGCCTTGAGGATCCGAGCCTGATGCACTAGATGTGGAGGTTGTAAGAAGTGCTGCAATCTGGCTAGCTGTATGCGGGTTATGGTCCGGGTGATATGAGTTATCAGTAATAGGAAGACATGCCAAAGCCCAGTTAGTTACTTCCCCGCCGGTTGGTTGTGGGATTTGAACTTGAATTCGGTTTCTTCCGGTAGGGTCTTGGTTATTAATTACCTTGGCAGAGTAGATACCGTAAAACCGTGTCCTACCCATGAAATCCATACCATAGTCTGTCTCGTTTGGTAGCGCCATCACTTCACAACCTTACTGTTAGTTTTAGACGACCATTGTACCGTCCTTTTAACATTGCTGTTATTCGGTGCCCTTGTAGCGTTAGGGCTTACCCCTGCAACAGCGGGGACTGCGGTAGGCGACTGAGAAACTACAGCGCTGTTTGGTACGGCTGTTGTTTGAGGACTCAAAGAGTTTAAGTTAGGACTGGTGTTATATTGAGACAATGCCGCCCCTGAGGAACTCAAAGATTGTCCAGATAGGTCGCCTTGGATATCCCGTTGTTGGGCTCTTGTTGCCGCATCAGGATCTACTTCCCCAATAACATCTGTACCTACTTCTATCTCCATAATATAGTTAGCCGTAGTTCCACCAAAACTATGTGTAATAGATAATACAGTCCAGTATCCGGACATGTTATTAGGAAGGCCATCTAAGTAAATAGGGTCAAAAAGTTTTAATGTAGGATCGGGAAAGAGAGTCACAATAGCCCTGTGTTGATACCTATGGTTCTCAGCAAAGTTGGCTGCAATTGTTTTAGACTCTGTTAAGCTAGTAGCTACCTCGTGTACATGGTGTTTTTTAAATACAGATGTAGGGGCGCTCTTAGGGCTATTGTTAGAGAAGTTACTGGTCATGGCGCACCTGTAGGAGAACCAAAGGACGGCGACTTAAAGTACTGCGGATTAGGGATGACCACGCCAGACGTACTTGTATTAGGGGCTTTGTATTTGTGCGTGCTATTCAATATCGCACTTGTTTGATGGTTTGTTCCAGCAATAACACGGTCTACCCTAACACCTGCTTCAGGAGCCTGGTCTGAGATAATAGGGTGGAAGGATAGGATGTCCCCAAGAACTTTTCTTTCTCTAGGGATTGCTCCAGCATTTTCATCATTAAGATACTTAAAGTAAGGGGCAGAGTTCTTCTTGCTCTGATAGATCTTATCCTTAGATACAAAGTAGATAGTTGTATTTTCAGATAACAAAGTAAAGCCGGTCTGCTTTGCTAGGCGGCGAAGCAGTTGCCAAAAGCTTTCTCCCGAATGTACGATGGCAGAACGTTGACGTGGGTGACGCTGGGTTACAGCTTCAAATCCAAAACGTTGGCACACCTGTGTTACAACCTGGTCGGCTGTTACATTCTTGTATACCTTTTGGTCCGTATCTTTTAACACCCAGGTAGCTCCTACACATACCATGTCTGTATTTCCACCTTGGTACGTATTTGTTTGGTCTATGTGGTTTACATACCCGTTCCATGTAGTCTTTTTCTTACCGGAAACAATGGTAAAAATAACTGGATCTCCTGAGACAATAGCCGCTCTTTTTAGGAAAGGGTTTCCTTTAAAGTGCAGCACTAAACGGTCATGCTGCTCTATGCCTTGATGAAGTTCAGCTCCCAATAAAAATAGATCCATGTCAGGGGCTTTTGGAAAAGACACAGTAAAAGAAGCCTTGTAGCTTTCAGCTCTCCATACAAAAGACTGAAGCGCAGGTGAGCTAGAGTAATCAGCTGCCATAAGGAACCCTTAGAACAGTTCCAGGAGATATATGAAATGGGTTCAATATCTCTGGATTGATGTCCATAATTTCCCACCAAAAGTTTGCACCTAAGCCATAAGCATGCGCTAGTGCTGCTAAGCTATCTCCTTCTCTCCAAGTATAGTTAACGTAACTAATAGCTTGAGCACCGGGCCAGCTTCTAAATACAGAGATTTCATAGTCCCCAGTATACTTATTAGGTGTTTGGGCCAAAGGACCGTCGTAATAACGTGAGATTCTTTCTATCATGATGAAACTCCAGTAGCAACTCCATTAGCAGCGTCTTGAGCAGCCTTAACGTTTGCAGCCTTTGTTCCTTTTATATATGCATTTTTTGCCACATCAAAGCCGAGAGCAGGGATTCTAGAGAACGTAATACTTACAACGCTTAGAATAGGCACCATTCTGGCATCAAAGATTACGTGGTTAACACTAAAGCTTGCCATAGATCCGTAGTATCGCATATTGTCGTTAAGCCATAGCCAACAAGGCACAGCCGTAGTGTAACCAAAGTCTGAGCTATCTCCGCCATAGTTTGAGTTAAACAGTAAAGGGTTAGAGTCTGGATCCCCATTAAGTACTCTATATAAGAACTCAATATCGTATTCAGTACCTCTATACGCTAAACCTGAACGCTCTTCTGTCCTAAGCTCTCTTCCGTAAACTGCAGACTCAGAAAGATCATTAGCTGGGTTGTAGTTAAGCAAGTAACGCATATCAGGGATACGGTTAATATAGATCTCAAAGCTAACCTGGGAGTTTCCAGCAAGCAACGCTGCAGAATTTTTTGGTCCCATAGTCCAGTCAATATTGTTAAGGGTAGAAGTTTGATACATAAAGCTTGTAGGGTTATACATAAACCTAAAGCCCCATTGATTTACGGTACCTAAAGTCTTACCCTTACCTGGGCTAACCTTGTTTAAAATTTGAGCGCCGTTACTATCTTGGAATAGTCGGCCCCTTTCAAAAGAAGTCCCAGAATCAAAAAGACCTGCTAATGCATTAGGGTTGTTTACAGTCCAGCCATTGTTGTTAGCAACTCTTTGGGCATACTGAGTATCTCTAGCAAACTTATGAGGAGGAGGGTTCCACCTAACATCTCCTGATGGGGGATTATAGGTAACTGCAACGTTTTTATTATCTCCGCCAGCAGGTGGTGGGGTTGTACCCCCGCCTCCGCTACCTCCGCCTCCACCAGGAGGTTTTGGACCAACTTGATTGTGCGGATCTGCGCAATTTGCTCTGGTGTAGTTAAGGAATCCTGTTACAAGTGCTTTATATTTACTACCGTCTTTGTCGGTAATAAGTCCGCCTACCTTTGTAGGCTTACCACTTACTGTGCACTCGTATTCTTGATAGACAACTGTTTTTACGCCAGCTAAGTTGTTATTTGGAGCTTTATATACTCCGTGCCATTTCTGGTTGCAGTAATCCCATACATAGTCTCCTGGAATTGGGGAGGTATATCCCGAAGGCGTAGAGCTAATAACATCTAAAAATGATTGAGGAACATGCGGGGTTACTGGAACCTTCTGACCTTTTGGAATAGGGGTACCTAAAACTGTAGGGTTAACGTTTAACAATGCCACGTTTGATGATGAAATAGAGTAGGTGACGTTATCGCCATTTAAACCATTAGCATTGATAGTTCCGCTTAAAGTAAATGGGGTAGTTGAGCTGGCCACATATGCTTTAGGGCTAATAGTAAACCAAAAAGTATCCCCAACGCCTTGATGTGAGATATTAGGTCCGGCAGCAAAAGCGTTGTGGTCGGTGTTGACTTTACCCAGGGTAAATCCAGATACGCTTGTGGCATTGTGCACAGTAACGTAGCTATTTGTCAACCAGTAGTATGTACCACCAAATAGTTGATAGAATCTAATTCTATACTGGACTTGATATCCAATAGGAAGAGTAAAGGTTGTAGCAGCAGGCGCAGTTTTACTTGTAGCTTTTGTGCTAGATTCTCTATACAAGCAATAAAATGATGGAGGTTGTGTTGCCAAATCTGTCAAGTTATTTAAAGCAGTGGTATATACGCCAGCATGAGTAGTATTGTCTGCAGTAGGTTGATCAAGATTAATATCTATATAGCTCCAGTTCATCCAAGCTTCTATAGTGTAAAAATACTGGTAGGTAGGTGTAGGCATTAGAGGGCGCTCGCAATCTTATCTAGAACTCCCTTAGAAGTTAATCTCTGTGACACGGCTCTAACTAACCTTTCAGTTTCTTCAATGCTTCCTTGAGCGATATGAACATTCATATCCAGCTTAATTGTAACATTAGACCTTGCGTTAAACGTTGCGCTACTTCCTGACGAGGAGTGCACAGATGGTGCATCCGGAGTAGTGCTAATGCCTAAACCTTCTGGGCCTCCACCTTGTCCAATATCGTGGGCAGCAGTCTGAGCTTCTTTAAGGTACTTGACAAAAGAACCGCTTGTGTAGGTAGACCAAGGATTAAAGTTACGTCCTTTGCTACTAATGGTATATCCAGCAGCAGCGTTAAAGCTAGGGTTACGAAGGCGAGAGCCGTCTCTATAAGGTTCGCTATATGCCTTCCAATCTTTAAGAGAACGAACCTGGAATAAACCATAGCTTGGACCCCACTTAGCATCTTGCAACTCTACATCGCCTACTGCTCCAGGACGTCCACTAGACTCTGCTAAAGTAATAGCAAAAGCTGTTTGCAAAGCTTTACCCGAGAATCCTTTAGCACTAAGGGTTCTCATTAACCCATCTTTACCACCAGGAATCATCTTTTCATCCACCTGTGGTCCAGAAATACCGGCCATAATATCTGCAGCCTTGCTTGCTCCGACCTTCGTAACAAGATCAGAGTATGTCATTGCCTTACCAGTAATTGAGTTGCTTAATAGAGACGAAATATCTGTAGATGCGTATTGACCAAGATTAGAGGTCCCATCAGTATTTAGGAAGTTAGAAAAACCATTAGATCCAGCTTGTGCTGCCTGATGTGATCCTACAGATGTACCTAGAGGTATAGTTGCTTGAGACGTACTTGCGCCAGTTAAGAAAGGCTTTGGATCAACCCTAACGCCCTTGCTATTCATAACTTCTAAGTGAAGGTGTGGACCTGTAGAGTCTCCAGCTCCAGGAGTTCCTGGCTTACCTCCAGAACGACCAATAATTTGACCGGCTTTTACTTTTTGCTTTCTTGTAACCACAATAGCAGACAAGTGAGCATAGCGAGATGAATGATCTCCGTGGTCAATAACTACATAATTACCCCAACCTCCACCTTGACCAACAGTAGCAACCACGCCATCTCTAATAGCATATACGGGACTTCCTTCGCTTACGCCAAAGTCAATACCGCTGTGCATACTGCGGCCACCGCCACGCTTACCAGGAACAGAAGGTGTTGGTCTCATTCCATAAGGAGAAGTAATTGGGGTAGATTTTGCTACAGGCAAGGTGTACTTAGTAGGGGTTAGTAAACTCTTCTTACTTCCAGTACCTAAGTTACCGTGATCTGAAGAACCACCGTGAGCAGCACCCACAGCAAAGTCTTTTGCAATAGAGGCGTCTTGAGCCGCAACACCCGCTTCTTCAGCAACAACAGCTGGAGTAGCAGCTCCGCCACTAAATACTTCTTCTCCAGCAATGCCCGCTTCTTCAACAGCTGTAGCGCCCAGCTTAAAAATGTCGCTAGGATGCTTAAGAACATTCTTAACTCCACCAAACAATCTGCCAAATAGAGATGGTGCTGCTGCTTTAAGTACGCTCTTTTCAGCAGTCTTTGCTGCAGATTTTGCTACGTCCTCTTCTAAGACCTTGGATTCCTTACCAAACATCTTTTCTATGGACTTCATAAGCAGCTTATTATTTACGGCATTTACGCCTCCACCCAAAAGACCGCCGCCAAGTTGTGAAAGAACACTTGCAGGTCCGCTTGCTTGTGGGAATGTCTCAAGTATTCCCTTAAGCTTCATTAAGCCCTCTGTAACACCTGGGAACTTTTCGGCCATCTTTGTAAGGCCTTCAGTAACGGCAGCAGAAGCGTTAGTTGCAGTATCGTATCCAGAT